CTTTCAAGTGATACGTCCAGGCTTGCTTATATATTCCTGATTACGCTTGCCGATTGTGAGGGTAGGGTTGTTGGTGATCCTATATACTTGACTTCACTGTTATTCCCACGAAGGCGTGAGATTACACCCGAAATGATAACCGGCTTTCTTATTGAATGGATAAAGGCTGGGTTTATCATTTGGTATTACAATGAGGACGGCGAAAAGGCGATACAACTTGTGAACTGGGAAAAACACCAAAAGGGATTGCGTAAAGACAGAGAAGCACCAACTGAGTTTGCAGATCCAAACGACTGCAAACTTGTTGAGTATCAAGAAATCGTTAAGGATAATGAAAAGAATAAGACTAAGTTTAAGTTTAATGGTAAGTCCGGACTAAATCCGGATTTAGGTACGGCTAAACTCCCGCAGGATAACGGGCTAATGGATTTCTTTGTTGAAGAAACAAAAATAATACCACCTTCAGAACATTTACAACCAAAGCAGGCAATGGATTGGGAACGTGAAATTCGATCCTGGGAGATAAACGGCTTTACAAAAGAAGATATTAGACAGGCTATCGCAACAATGGATGAAAACGATCTTACGCTTTCGTGGCCCGGCAGCATAACAAAAACCATGATAGCCGCCAAAGCTAAAGGAATGCGGTCGGATTCGCCGTCAAAGTCAAATAAATTGTGGGATGCACCCGATGGTCTTACCTACAACAACTACGGAGAGGTGGTAGGCACATGGCAGAAGTGAAATTGGATTTACCCACCAACCTAGAAGCTGAAGAAGCGCTGCTTGGTGCTATCCTGAATCGTCCTGAAGACCTTGCTGGATGTATGCTGGAGCCAAAACACTTCTTCGATTGGAGAAACCGAGATACGTACGAGGTCATGCGCAACCTGATGGATGCTAAGAAGCCGGCTAACTATTATCTAGTTGGTGAGGCGTTACAAAACAAAAGCGCCTTTGAGGGTGTATTCGAGAGGTTGGATCACCTGCGAAGCTGTTATTATTTTCAGAAACCGCTTGATCAGCTGGAGTTTCTTATTCTTGAAGCTTACCGCAAGCGCACTGCGATAAACGAACTGCAAGAGGAAGTGGCACGATTGTTCAAGCCCGATGAACATACGGACAAAATATTTGGTGACATGGTATCCAAGATCACGAAAATATCAGATCCGCTGTTATCTGAAACCTATTCGCTTGATGAGATGATGGCGCTTATTGAAGAGAGAGCTGCTAATCCCACCAAGATATATGGGCTTGAAACTGGATTGCGTGACTTCGATCTGCAGACGCACGGGCTGCAGAAAAAAGAAGTGTTTATCCTTTTGGGTGAGCCAGGGAGCGGAAAATCGATGTTAGCCGGTCAACTCGCACTTGGCATGGCAGAACATAGACACGCTGGTGTGTTCTATTCTTTAGAGATGAGCGCAGAGGCGTTGTATATGCGCTGGCTGGCGGCTAAAACTGGCATCAGCACAAGCCGGATGAAAGAGGGGTGGGATATGGCCGGCGAACTTGATAAGGTTGATGATGAGATTCAGAAACTTGGACAGTTACCGCTAACTGTTAGAGAACAAGCATTCTGGACGCCTATCAAGCTGAGATCAGACATTGCGAGCCTGAAGATGAAGAATAACATTGACTTTGTTGTAATAGATTATTTAGATCTGCTCCAAGACCCCAGCGCGAAGGACAAGAATGAGAAAAGCGAGAACCTGATAGTGCATCTCAGCAACTTGGCAAAGGAATTTGACGTTGCTATTCTGACAATACAGTCGTTGGTAAAAAGTGGCTTCGGCGGCAATCCTGCTTTAAGCGATATTGCTGGAAGTTCGAAGGTAGCCTATACCGTTGATTCTGCAGCTGCTCTGGTTGGCAAGCCTGAGGAAAAGGTAAAAGAGCTTCGCTGGATCAAGAGCAGGCACTCTGACGACGTGAGGAGTCTTAAGCTGATGTTGAAGCGCGGATTGCCAGAATTTGCAACAGTATCCGAGAGAGAAGAACCCGAATATCGAGACTGGACGAAGTAATCGAATAACCCAACTAACCATAGGAGGCGTATGAAATCAACCGAATACCAGGAGCTGAAAAGGTTTTTGTACTACGTGAAGGACGTGTCACCCCGCATCAACGGCGCAGAGGTGAATGGCATGATAACGGATGCGTGCAAGGGGGCATACGATGCGCTTGACGAAGGGGATAAGGCGCACATCTGTGGGCAGCAGCGCATCCTGATTGATTATGTCAAGAAGCGCGGCCAGCAATTGAGTGAGGCTATGGCTCTTGAACTGCTGGCGGCTGTTGGTGACTGCCTGAATGGAAAAGAAAGAAAGGAGTGAGCGATGAAGATTATCAAGGTGATTGTGGATGAGTTGCCGGAGAATTGTTGTAGGTGTACGTTAATGGGAAAAGACAGCGACTTGGGATACTGCCTTTCGGGTGATGAGTTGGAAACAGATTATGTTGTAAGACGCCCCGACTGGTGTCCGCTTGTGGTTGTACCAAAATCTATTCTTAATGACATTGAAATGTCAGCATTTTTAGCAAAAACAGAAAAGCCGCTTGAGAAACATAAGCTTAAAGAGGGTTGTTATGACGAACACGGTGGAAGTTTGCCCAGTGCAGAAAGCGAGGAGTGATGGGCGAAAGGTTGACTGTAATCCGACATGAAAACAAGCCGCCCGACGTGTATGAACTGGCAAACAAGGCAAAGGCACGAGGATATGACCGCTATTATGCCTGGGATATGTACGTCAAGTGGACCAACCTTAAGCCTGAGGTGGACGCAAAAGAGTTTTATGAGATATTCGATAGGTCGCCTGGTGACTGGACCCAAGAGCTGGCTGAGGTGGACTTCGAGCCAACGCACTTTGACAGGTTGTGTGAGCAAACTGTGCAGATAACCACCGATGAGCACGGCGTATTTTTGATGATATGGCAGGATGGTACAACAGGTTCCAACCCACCAAAATTCCCCCCAGAAGAAGATAGGTTTATGCCCCTGGTAGAAAGCGAGGACGGTGATGAATAAATTTTATTCACGGCTTGGATGGTTTTGCATCGGCATCCTGGTTGGCGCAACCGGTATATTTCTGTACCAGATGGGACAAGCCGAGCCGAAGGTGGAAAAGTGCCGGCTGGATTTTTTGTACGGGATGCCTGACGAAGATTTATTCGATGTGATAGATGGCATCAGGGGGCAGATACAATGACATCCGAACTTGAAGAAACCCTTGCCCTATTGATCCGCGCCGAGGGGCTGCCGGAGCCGGTGAGGGAGTATAGGTTTGCTAAAAGTATAGGCAGAAAGTGGCGGTTTGACTTCGCGTGGCCAGACTTGCAGGTGGCGGTGGAGTGCGAGGGCGGCACGTGGTCTGGGGGTAGGCACGTCCGGGGCGATGGGTTTCGCCGCGACTGCGAGAAGATGAATATCGCCGCACTTTCGGGATGGCTTGTCCTGCGCTTTACCCGTGACATGATCGAGGACGGCACGGCGATTGAGACGATAAAGCAGGTGATGATATAGGAGGCGTTATGTTCTGGCTAGGATTTACGATAGGACTATTGGCTGGTATGGTCGCAACCCTGGTGTTGGTTGCCCTGTGCAACGCGGCGGGGGATAAATGAAGCTTTTATTATTAATACTGACAATGATGGGAATAGGATTTGATCAGCATTTATTAGCTGAGGAATTACACCCGCTTGAAATTAAACTCTCAGCAATTACTGAGGTTCAGGAGTCACTTGTTCTTGAGTATATATTTGGTGAGATTGGATTTGAGTTCGTTGAGACAGATTATCCAGGCTACTCCTGCTGGTCAAGTCTCAAATGTTACGGATCAAACAATCCACTTAGTGACCCTAAAGGTCGCGGGCTTTTAATTCATGAGCTTGGCCATCGGTTTTTAAACGAACAAGGGCTGACGTTTTCGGAATTGGATTTAAATTTAGGGTATTGGGAAAATGGAAATTATATTCACGTGACTGGAATTAACCCAGTGACCGGTCAGTATCTAAGAACTGCTGCAGGCTATCCGGCAGAAGAACGGCCATATTTTCAACATCCACCAAGCGTTCCGGAGACCGGACAGACGTATACTGAGGATTTTGCTGACATGTTCATGGCTTGGGCCCTGGACGGTTTTACTGATGATAAGGCCGGCCGACTGCGGTATGAATGGATGGATGATTTTGTACGCGAGCATGTAAAATATGACCTGGAACCCGTCAACCCCTGTGTATGGGGAGGTTGGTCGCACGATATTTTAAGATAAAACGCTTGACAAGGCTTGTACATTTCTGCTACAATGGATAGAAGACGGACTGTATCACAACGGAGGTTATTCATGACATTAGACTTAACAGGTGCGCTGGTTGGGGGAATACCGCTTATACTGGTCGTTATGGGTTTGGTTCAGTTTGTAAAAGAAAAGCTGGGCTGGTCTGGAGCGGGCGTTGAGATATTCGCCATTTGCCTGGGCGTCGCTGCCGGTTTTGGCTATCATGTTTATTTGGCCGATCACATAGTCTGGAACTTCAACTTTATTTTTGAGGGCGTTGTTTACGGGCTGGCCGTAGGATTGGTGGCCACAGGTATCTACAAAGCGTTTCACCAGGTAGAATAACGATGGATTGGGCCGCTATAATCGTAGTCGCACTGGGCTCATCGGCGCTCACATCTCTCATCTCTGGCCTGTTCGGCCGTAGCAAAAATAAAGCCGACACGACCAGGATTCTCCAGGGACTGTGGACGACTGAGCTGACACGCCTTGAGACGCGTGTGGCTAAACTTGAGGCGGAACTCGGCCAAAGGGAGGCTATCATCGCTGAACAAGACAACGAAATTAAACAACTGCAAGCCGAGCTGAAGCGCCTGAAGACGCAAAACGAGCGCCTGGTGGAAACCAACCGCAAACTAACCGAGCGCGTTAAGAGCCTTGAAGAGCGGCTTAATGCGTTGAATGATTGCGATGGATAGCCAGCCGTTTCCCGATAAGATGCCCCTAATACTGACTGTGCTTTTCGGTGAATTGCACAAGCTTGAGGATCGCATCCGGGTGCTGGAAATCCAAACCTGTGAGACCTTCAACCGGGTTGAGCAGATCGAGGAATGGCAGGAACTTATTGACGATAAACTGGAAGGTTGACGATATGGGGCAGTCTCCTTTGCATGGCGGGGCGTGGGTCCTTCTCCTACCCGTAGAGCGCCCCACCGAAGGGAATTATGAACATAACCTGGCATAACGAAAAGCGCCGCATAAGGGACTTGATCCCCTATGTGGCCAACCCGCGTCAGATCACTGATAAGCAGGCAAAGGACTTGAAAGCCAGCCTGGATAAGTTTGGCGTTGCCGACCCTATCATCATCAATACGGATAATACTATTATCGGCGGACATCAGAGGAAAAAGATACTTGAAACACTGATGGGCGTTGACCCTGATTTTGAGATTGATGTGCGTGTGCCAGAACGTGAACTGAGCATTGATGAGGCGCGTGAGTTGAACGTCAGGTTGAATAAGAACATGGGTCAGTGGGACTTTGATGTGCTGGCGAACAATTTCGAACTTGACGACCTGCTGGATTGGGGGTTTGAGAAAAGTGACCTTGACCTTGACCTATGGATGCCTGACCCGCCTGATGATGCTGAACCGCAAATTGACCGCGCTGAGGAACTGCGCGAGATTTGGGGCGTTGAAACAGGGCAGTTGTGGCGGTTAGGCGAACACCGCTTGATTTGCGGGGATTGCACGGACAAGGCGGTGGTTGAAAGGGTGATGGGGGGAGAGATGGCGACAATATGCTTTACTTCACCACCTTATTGGGTTGGCAAGTCTTATGAAACACAAGATAGCATTGAGGCTATTGATGAATTTATACACAATGTTGTGCAGATGTTGAATTATGCAGTCAAAAAAGACAAGTCAAGAATAATAATTAATACCAGCACCGGATTTACAACGTCATTTAATAAAAGGAAAAAGCGTCAAGTTTTATTATTGATTGACAAGTGGACTAACGAGCTTTACGCGCTGGGGTGGAACCTAAGGCACGTTAGGCACTGGTTAAAAGAAGGGCAGTTATCCAGCACGGCACCAAAGACAGACCTGATAGACCAGCATTGTGAATTTCTTGGAACTTATGAAAATGACAATGGCGAAGATATCGTTTTTGATGATTGGATAGACGAGAACATTGGACTATTGGGGACCTTTTATAATACAAGTGGTACCACAAGGGGGCAAGAGAGAACTGGTAAAAAGTGGGCGTTAAGGGCTTATTGGGATGACATAAAGGGCAACGCGAACGACAACAATCATTGCGCGGCCTTTCCGCTTGAATTAGTGGAAAGACATTTGGCGTTATACACAAAGCCTGACGAAATCGTATATGAGCCGTTTTCTGGGTCCGGAACAACAATAATTGGATGTGAACGATTTGGAAGGCAGTGCCGAGCAATTGAGTTAGACCCTGGTTATTGCGCCGTTGCCATCCAGCGTTGGGTGGATGTTACCGGCGGCGAGCCGGAATTGGTGGAAGATTAAGCGAAATGCGCGAAGGGGTAGAAGGTTTGTAATGGCTTATAAAGCACAGGATTTCATTGATGCAATACCAGGAACGGGAGGCAATATATCGCAAATTGCCGACCGTGTTGGTTGCATTTGGCATACTGTGCGAAGTGCCATTGAAAAGTACCCCACTGTCAAAGTGGCTTATGAGGCAGAATGTCAGAAGGTCACAGATAAGGCGAAGTCCAACATAACAAAGGCTATTGTTGGCGGCGATATTCCTACATCCAAGTGGTACTTGCAGATGAAAGACCCTGAATTTATGCCAAAAGAACGGCACGACTTCACCGGCGAACAGAAGATCATATTCGAGGTTATCCGTGATCGAGACCCGCTTCAGGATTAGAACGCAGGAGCCACACGCAAAGCAGGTGCAATTCCTGAAGTCGCCAGCCAAGCGCAAGGTGATTGTTGCAGGCAGGCGCGGTGGTAAGACCACGGGCGTGGCGATGCTGGCTGCTGACATGTTCCTGGCTGGCCGCCATATTTTGGAGGCAGCGCCAACGCAGGATCAAACCGACAGATTCTGGGAGGTCATCAAGTTGTATTTTGAGGAGCCAATAGCGGCGGGCGTGATCTATAAAAACGAAACCAAGCGCATGCTTGAGGCGCCAAATGGGGGCAGGATACGCACTAAGACCGCCTGGGATGCTGATGGCATGCGCGGTGATTATGCCGATCTGCTGATCCTTGACGAGTATGCCGACATGGAGCCGAACGCCTGGGATGAGGTGGGTGCACCGATGCTACTGGATAATGATGGTGATGCCATCTTTATTGGCACACCTAAGCGGCGCAATCACTTTTTTCACCTGTACCAAAAGGCGGTAGGCGACACCGAGGGCAGATGGGCTGCGTGGCACTTTACCAGTTATGACAATCCACACCTGTCACGTGAGGCGCTTGACGAGATCACCAAGGATATGACCGAGGCGTCTTATAAACAAGAGATACTGGCTGAGTTCCTTGAGGGTGAGGGCGCTGTATTTCGTAACATCAACGCCTGCCTGGGCGCGCCCGATCCGGCGGGTGATCACGAGGGGCATCAGCTTATGGCCGGGGTGGACTGGGGCAAGTCCAACGATTACACGGCGATTAGCATCGGCTGCCGCGACT